TTTGCTGGTATAGTTGTTCACATACAAATGAAAATGACCAATTCGACCCATTCAAATCGACAGTATCACCACGGTCAGTAATTAATTTAATAGTCATTCTATGAATATTTACCGGACCAAAATACAACCGCTGTTGATTTTGTAACGTTCCGCCAAATTCTATATAAAATGCCCCGACTGCTAGTCCGGAAACTTTCATGGGAATGAGTCCAAAAATATCTTGAATAAAAGGTCCATTGGAATAAGTTTTGACTTGATTTTTTGCCGCCAATAATACTTGATTAGCCGCATATATTTGATTTTGGGTTAAATTATTTCCATTATTTCCTACAGCAGAACCAGATAGTAATGAATTTCCGTTAGGGTAGCATTGTATGGCAGTTTTCGAAGTATATGAAGGTAAAGTAATTTGATTTTCATGTGGTGTTAATGTTACTAATCCGTCGTTTAAATGACTTTGGGTATAATCATCGAGAACAATTAAAAAATAATTATATAGGTTGGTGGTTATGGTCGTGTCTCCCACAATGACAGAAGTGACCGAATCTGAATTATAATATTTTGATAAATCATATTCAGTTGATATTCTAAACCCCAATATCCAACCGAGTGTGGAATCCCATGTGGCATTTTGTGTACTCGAAATACCGAAATTGCATTTTACAAAACTAAAAGGGTCGTAAAAAACCAAACGGTAATCGTTGGCGGTATATAATTTATTGATGTTCAATCGAATACTGACATATTGATTACCATTAATGTATTGGGTTGAAATATATGAACCGTTAGTCAATGAATTATTCGAAAACGCTTCGTTAATAATGTTATACAATTCTTGTCGTGTGTAAGCAAAATTATTTGCGGAGGATGCGGCTGGAATCGTGATTTTTATGTTATTATCGAGTGTCGTTATTCCATTAGTTAACGGTTGTAAAGTAAAATAGGTATCTTTGTCAATAGCATAAGTGTATCCGGAAAGCGTTTTGCTACCACTTATATCAGAATAACTTGTTCCTTGCACATATGCATTTGATAAATCATAGGTTAATTGAGGTATATTTAAATTTTTATACCAACAATTTCTTGAAATATCTACATACAGAAAATTATCCGAATCGTCGTATATTACTGAAGAAGGATCATAGAATACGGCTTTGTAATTTTTTTGTGTCAATACTTTATCAATATTAACAGTCAATGTAGAAATAATATAATTTCTATCTGCTGGATCGAAATCAATGAAAAGATTTGTATTTTTAAGCGGAGAACTTTCAGGCAAATCTTTAAAAGTTTGAATTATAGAATTTATATTATTGTATAATCTATTAACACTAGTTACTGGAAACAGTCTATCTGTTTTATTATAGATTGCTCTGACATCCCATCTATCTGCGTTTGCATTTTCTTGATAATTTTGTTTCGGATGAATAGATAATAATAAGGCTCCTGAGTCGCAGGGATAACTACCTTGCGATTGCACTCTTCCTGTAAAAATATATTGTTTTGATAAATCTATGTCCATTCCGAATACTTGATTGACTCCAGATACGTCTTGTCCAATACCCAATAAATCCCATAATACGGTATCTTTCAAATCGATATAATATGCATCCTTTTTAAAATGTTTATTCATATCAAATTTTAGTGATATTTTGTTGTTTGTGCTCACATTATCGATTATAATTGAATTTGTAATATTGAAAACACCATCCGGATTCGAATTATATTTTGATTTAATATTTGTTGTTATTATGGCGGTATTTATTGTTCTTAAATATTGGTCGAGACTATATCCACCGGAGGCAGTAGAATTGGGAATATCGATAATAAAATCGTTCCATGACGGATCATTATGTTTGTTACTTGTTTTAATATATGGATAACCACCGCCATAATATACTGACGTATATCCCGAAGCAGTGCATATCAAACCAATATAAGGTTTTGTATTTATTACATAATTCGTTTGAAGTGAAGTAGATTCCGCCGTGACGTTATTAATTTCACAGATAACGTTTTTGTCAGATGAATTACCTTTATCGATTGCTAATTTCGACGGTAGTTTTCCTGTCACAGACGTATTATTGAATCCAAAACAACTTGAATTACTAATGTCGGTCCATATATGATTTTCCGATAAATCTGACTCGTATGGGAATATAATTGCAGTTTTTAAATCTAACATATTTGCGGTTGGCACCGTTTTTTTATTCCATTTTATATGTAATTCGTAATAGGAAAACCCTAGATTAGCCGCGTTTGTGTCAGTAATCGGTGTTCGAAAAATATAGGTATTTGAACTATCCAAATATTGGTTGTTTGACAATTGTTTATTAACATTATTGAAAATACTAGTTCGTGTTAAACCTGAACCAAAAATATCTAATGTAATGGCTTGTGAAAAAACGACATTACTTGGGTCATATGTGCCCGGACCTTGATATTGGCAAATAGCAAAATAATTGTTAGATAAATTAATTGTATAACTCCCTGATATTGTTTCAGTTGGAATGTTGCTAATGGGGCCAATATTGCGGTTCGAATATATAGCATTTGGTTTGTATGTAGTGGTGTTAAAACCCAAATAGCTTGATAATGTGCTAACTGGATTTAAACTGTATCTCAATTGTTGTCCTGAAATAATATAACTTGGGTCTGGTGTAATTGGATAACTGTTCAATGATGGGTCAGTTGGAAATACTAACTGGTAGTCGGTTTCATCATATAAATTTTTTAAGTTGATATTCAACGTGGATAACCCTGTGTTTGAATTATACTCGATACTGGTATTCCCAAAACTAATATCTGTATATTCTGTTTTTAATAATGTTAAACCAATATTTATCGAAGATATTAATTCGTTAGGTCCATAGTTTCCCGAAGAAATATTTATTTTATAGTCGAAACCGCCATTTGCAATACCGGGAGAGTTACCTTTTAAATAGAAAAAATTTCCACCAAAATTGTTATTGATGGTGTACCAAGTATACGGAATTTGTATGGAATATAAACTGAGTGATACTACGTCTTTGAGAGGTTCTGATAAATTAAAGGTAAAATTGGTCGAAAGAGAACTTTTGTTGTCGCGGTATTGACTATCTATACTAATAATACGTTTGACAGTTTGCTTTAAAAGTGGATTCAAATAATCTTTAGAATATTCTAATTGTTTTGTTTTAATACTGGTTGAACTGTCTTTTGGCGCTGAAGGAGGGTCAACTGATACCGTAGGTGCCGTAGGTACCGTTGGCACCTGCGGATACGGTACACCTTCCATACCTTCCAAACCTTCTATTATTTTTCCTAATGACTCCGAACTTCGTTCTTCGTCATTATTACGTTTTACACCGGGTCTATGACCCTCCATAAAACGTCCTTCTACCAAACTATTATAATCATTCTTTTCCAAATCGTTCGTTTCCAAATCGTTCGTTTCCAAATCGACTTCGGAAAGAGACCCCTTTGGGGTCTCTACCCTTGTGCTGTTTCTAGGTAACGAATCGAGAAAACGATCCGAACCGCTTGAAAAGCTCCGCTTTTCTGATAAATTATCTTCTTCGTTTCCTCCATCAAAAAAACGGTCATATATTTGTTTAAAAAATGTTACCAATTTTTTCCCGGAATTATTGTCCATATTTGTGTATCGATTTATCATTTGGATTATTTTTGCTTCTAAAACGCGGTCACTCGGATTGACCAAATCGAGTAAATCATATAAATCCGTATCAGAATAATTATTTATATTATATTCATCTTCTCTGCGATTGTTCATGATGGTATAATGGTATAATGGTGTATATTATGTAGTGTGGTAAGTTTATGTGGATATTTTATGGAAATTATTTTTGGAACGATTCTTAAACATGTTCGAAATAAATTTCACTAAATCCACTACTTCCAAGCAACGGAAGAGCATTATCATAGGAAACGTCTTTAATCCCTGTCCTCGTTTCATATGGCTATTACCCGTAAAACATAAAATATCAAACGCTTGCATGATTTTTTCTTCGTTTTTCGTCATCTCTGTTCTGTCAATGCGGTATTTACTCGTGTATACATAGCGATTGTAATTGCCGTTTCTATATACGCGATATTTATTGCATATCGGGTGGTTTTTTACCATACCGATTCCCATGATGGTATTGGTGTCATTATTCATCTCTAAAACAAACATGACCACGTCCTGAGGAATAAAATTCGCGGTGGTTTCTGGAGAACAATATACACATTTGATATTTTTGGTTTGTCGATATGCAATATTTTCCTGCCATGTTGCATTGTTAAATCGTGTTGTCACGATAAACGTGTGCATGTTTTTTATGTATTCTTTGAATCGGAGACGATCGATTTTGTTTTTTTCGTTTTTTGTTTGAATATCATCAGAATGGAGGTTAACGGAGTCATCTTCTCGGTCCGAATGTTTTCTTACACCTTCTCCATGCTTTACTCCAGAAAACATTCCATATGTTTCGGTCATGTTAGGATGTTTTATTCGGAGTAAAAAAGGTATTTTATATTCAATTTTATAGATTTATCTCCGACTTCTCCATCCGTTCTTGTAACATTCCATTTTTAGCCTTTATTTGCTTCTACAATTTTCCAATACCATGGCGCATCATAAATAATCTTCACGTCTTTCTTCTGAGAAAAACGTTGTTCCAATATGCTCGTATTTTTCGCATTTTTTATTACGTTCATATAAATGAACACCCTCTTAAATCCACTGTTATTTTTATGTGGTATTTCGGTCATACGTGTCACACTACCAGGCATGATACGTTCTAATACCTTTTTTATAAAATCCTGTTTCGTCACAGATTCCATCCGTGGTATACACAATACTATTTGTTTGTATGGAGTGTTTTCCGTAACGAGCGAAGCGAATGGAGGAAAACCTCCTAATATCGAAGGTCGTAGACCGGAGATGTTTGACATATGTTTGTTATTGTTACTGTATATTGGTGTTTTTTATAATCAATTTTTTAGCCATAAATTTTTAGCCATAAATTTTTAGCCATAAATTTTTAGCCATAAATTTTTAGCCATATTCGCTCAACATTTGCAACCGTTCATCGGGTGTCAGAATACCCCAAAAAATATTAATTTGACTAGTGATTGATTTTGATTGCATTGTTGTAATATATATTTGTATTTGTCCGTTCGTATGTAATTGATAAATTCTCATAAAAATATTGTAAAAATTATCTATATATCCATACATAGTTGACCTGTTTTTGTTAGCAAAACGGGTAATATCATTGATTACCCACCACTTATCTTCGGGTTCTTCTTCACCTAATTCAGTAATCCACCGTTGATAATATATTTCTAATAATGTGTCTCGTGAACTAATAAAATTACGTATGTCGTCTAATAATTGGGGATTTTGAATATTATATGTATATGGTATAATTTGTTGACGGATTTCTTCAGGTAGACGATAAATAAAAGACATTATACTACTATATGTATGTTGTTTATTTTGTTTATTTTATAGATTCATTACTGAATATATAAAATCATTCATGGAATGAAAACGTTTTATCGATTCGTTGAGGAACCGTTAGGGTCTTCCTATAACGTGTGACGGGTCGGCGTCCCAACCATTCGTCTTATTCGTTTACGATTTTCATTCCGAAAACGATTTCCCATATATAGAATAGTAATTCTATATGCTGTCTCAAGTAAAGTTATACATGCAGTATTTATTTTTTTGTAGGGATAAACAAAGTAATAATCATTTGTAAGAAAAGTTATTCGTGTATAACATTTCAAACAAATAACCAGCGCAGTTTTGAGACAAATATACATATTATATTCCCTTTATATTGCTTTGTAAAACATAATATCATAATATCATAATATCATAGTCCAGGTTCGTATCTCCGTTCAAACTTGGTAACCGAAATAATATCATCCAAACTTTTCAGTTTTCCAGTATCCGTATAACGTGTAAATTTCTTAGATTTTTTCTCTGCTATTTTTTCCATAATCATTGGTTCGTATTTCTCTCGTAAAAACTCGGATTTGTATTGTTTATCTGAATAAACAATCACTTCAGGTCGGGGCTTCAACATAAACGCTTCCAGTTTTTTTCTCAATTCCATCGCTTCTTCGCAATGCCAATATGGTTGTTCATCTTCATTTTTTTCATAGACTCCCCAAGCACATTCACAAAAATAACCTCTATTACTAGACAATGTTATATAACTGATACCGTTGGTGTGCTCAATCTTCAAATAAATATCAATATAATAATCGCATCCCATGATAAGTGTGTTATCCAGTATATACTATCATATATTTATATAATATTATCTTTATATTGTTAGCCCCAATATTCATATCCTTGTTCATTCGGATTTGGCCAACAATGTGGGTCGATTTCCTTGTCAAAATCAAAGGGCTCGGGAATAGTATATTTATTGTGATTATATATGTCCAATAATTCATACAAATCCTTGTACATTTTTTGATTCTTCCACCAATTGTGGCGCAATATTTTTCCGTAACACGTATTTAAAATGTCCGGAATAAATACCATAAAATGTTGCTGGTTATCGTAAATCAATTGACTCACATAATATTGGTCATATGAATGTAAATTATGATGACTGTTGTCTCTTTGTGTGTATGCAATGATTTGTTTATACATGTTTCGGGTAAAATCATTGACTTTGAGAACAAAAGAACCGCTGTTCACATACGTATTCTTACTCACATAAGGGTCACGAGAAAAACATCCGTGAATGTCCGGTCCGGCAGCAAGGAGTCGTTCAATCAATTCATGCAGATGGGTCGGTTCATTTACCCAAGCGTCGCTGTCCAAAAATACTATTATGTCATCTGTAATTGTGTTTAATAATTCGTCCACAAATCCGATTTTTCCCATGGCTGGGTGCATGTTCTCATAATATTTCGATTCTAAAGGAAAAAATTCATATCGATAATTTATATTATTATTCGTTTTGGTGTTTTGGATAAATGCGGTTACTTTACTATTATATAATTTAGATAATCCTATAAAATCCACATCAGTTCGATTATCTGTTTGTAAGATGAGAACATTAGGCATGATATAGCATATTGTATCATTTCGTCTTTACATATTTCTACGCGTATAAAAAATAATAAATATGTATATGCGTAAATAAATATAGTTTGGATATGGAAAATGAGGCATTAGATATTTAGTGGATTGATAGTCATGAACGTGAGAACAACATTGACTAAAATTATTATCGAGAACCTATGAGCGAAATTACCATGAAATGTATTTATATAAATAAACATTCAGAAATAGAAGACGTGATATCTGAGACATATGACGTTACTTCATCTGGTAAAGAAAACGAAAGTGTT